AACAAGCTGTTCAGTGCTTGTGCCAGATACGTCAATGTTAATTTCTACTTGGTTATTGCTATCGTCTACGACAACTTTGTTCTTAGGTGTGGTAGAGCCAGCATCACCAATCAGTCCAATAACCGGACCTTCTGACGCTGTTCCGTCGTGTTTGTGTCCACTGCTGTTATTGAAAGCAGCAAGAACTTGGTCAAATTCATTGTTGCTATCGGCAGCATTAATAACGTCGCCGTCTGTGTACGAGGATTGTCTAGTATAACCTGCCATTAGCGTCTTGCTCCTGCATCAAATTCTAACTGAAAACCTTTAAGTGTATATGGGGCTGATGTTGCATTGTCTACCACTCGCATGGCTACAGCAAAGCCACTTCCCTCTACCGGCTGTCTTACCAACGGGTTTGACTGACCGCCGTATGTAGATGTACCGTATATGGCTGAACCATATAGTGCCACTACCAAAGAACTGTCGAATGGATAAGCAGCGGGTCTTGCAGCAGCGGGTGACTCATAGTCATACCGCAAAAACAAATCGGAGTTAATAGCACCCGTAGGTGAGTAGTTAATGATTACACGCTGGAAGTTCTTACGTATACCAGCATCACCCATTGTCATATCGGGTGAACGATAGCGTCCTATAATGTTTGTACCGTCAAATGTATTGCCAGACTCTTGCCTGTATACATATCCGTCATAGCCACCGTGTAGTACGAATGTTTCACCCTGTGCCGTAAACGAATCAGTTGAAGATGGCTTAATACCTTTGACTGTGGAGAACTCAAAGCCTTGCTGCTTACGAACTGCAATTACACCTGTGATTGTACTTTCAACAGAACCTGCTACAGACTTGAATAAACGATACTGTGTTTTGCCCGGTATGACTGTACTCTCAAACTCGTCTACGTCAGTATCATCAAACAGTTCTTTGACATTGCCTGATATAGTTCCCAGTTCAACATCATTAATTTTTTCTGTACCTGCAACGGTGCGAAGACCATCTCGCCCAAGGAATATGATGTCACCGGCAAGTTCTTGGACAGTAAAGCCGTTAAGGCATCCGATATCTCTTGTAATTGGTTGGAGTACAAAATCTGCAACTGTGTTACCTGTCAGTCTGTATATACGTTCTTCGCCAAAGATAATCAGTTCATTACGAAACGGAAACAGTGCTGTTACTTGGCTGTCGATACGAATACTACCTGCACCATTAGCTGTACTAAAGTCGCTGTCGGTAAAGGGTGCAGTAAAGATAATCTCTTCTGGATTAGCACTATGCCCTGCAAAGAATAGTGTGTCCTTAAAACCTGTTACAAACTTTGGGTTGGCTGGTGCGCCTGTGGCATTAAGGTCTGTTACTGTAGTGCCATCATACTTGGTAGCGTGATTGGCACCATCTGCCCAAACAATAAACTCTGTGCCACCTAAGTTGTAACGATGGTGTGTGTACTTACCTGCGCTAGTACGGCCTGTGTCAATCTCTGACCATGAACCGCTACCACTAGCTGCCTCAAATACTTTCTCCCCACGTGCAGCAATAACTTTGTTATTACCGTCAAAGAATGCCGACATCAATACTTTTTCAGTGGAAGATGATGTCTGCGGAACAATGTTGCTGTTCCATTTAGTGTGGCCGTTAATCCGTCTGTAGCCACCCCGAACATCCGGCTCAAAGTTTTCTAGTTCAAGAGCCATGCCGGGTTGCATCTTAAAGGTTGGCTGGTCAAGAACCAATCCACCTTCACAGGCAAACACATACGGACTGAGTTGCGCTTCATCAGCCATGTGTTAGCCCCCTGTCGGAAATACTGAAGTACCGTACCGTTGTGATTGCGGAATGTACGTAGAACGCACGTAGCTATAGTTCCTGTTAATAAACAAACTCTGCATATGCTTAATGCCATCTTCAAACCGGGCAAAGTTAATGCCATACTGCTGTGCTTCACCACGATACTGATAGCCGTATGCAGTGGCACCGTCTACAATTACCTGACGAAACTGTTCAGGAATTGTGGGTGCATCTGTAGCAGCAGACAAAGCAGTCGGCCTTACATATGCGTCATACTTGAGTGTGTATGCTTTATCTGGGTAGGGATACAGGCCATAGTTGTTGTCTGGTGTACGGAATACGTACAGTGGCACAGCACCTACATCTGATGTACTCTCTTGGTCGATGTGTGTATCGACATACTGGTTATAGTCCATGATGCGCAGCGTTGTACCAGCCACACCAAGAGAGTCATCCTTTGAAATACGGAAGGTCTCGTAGTCTACGTTGTAAATGGTAGCACCGATTGTGTAGCGTGTGGTGCCAGCTACAAGAGTTTCGGTTTGAAGTGCGTGGCTAAATGACCACCCGAACTCTCGTTGAAAAATGTAATTGATGGCATCGTTCACAGCATTCTTACACTGTGTTTGAAATCCACGAGATGCAGTAAAGTTAGAACTCGTCAATGATACTTCATTAAAACGAGCCAATACTTCATTCGTAATATCAAGGTAGGTGTATGCCATCTAAAATCCTTAAAGGTAAAAAGAGAGGGCCAGTTGCCCAGCCCCCTCGTTTAATTAGGCTTGGTCACGGGAAACTTCAGCAGCTTCCATTTCGCCAAGTGCGCTTACATCCATCATCACGGCGAAAACACGAATTTCACCAGCAGTAAAGGATGCGCCACCACCAGCAAGGGTGAGGTCCAGAGTGTCCGCAGTACCGATAACAAGGTCAGCAGAGACAGTTACGCTAGGTGCATAAGCACCGTCAGCAGCACCGTCAATGTCAAACGCTGTTACGTACTCGTCGGCATCTGCACCCGTGCCAAGGGCAGCGGTTGCGTCAGTACCAGTATTCTGAGTTGCACTGGCAGTTACCTGAAAACCAGCAGCAAGAATCTTGGTGTTCGCAGGAACAGTGATACACTGTACTACGTCACCGTTAGGATTGATGCTGTTAGCAGTAAGGTCAACGACCTGCTCAACCATGTACGGATTGCGTCCACGCTGGGAATTACCCATAGCAGGAGCAAGAGTAGCAGTAATTGTAGCCATTATCTAATCTCCCTTTAACGGACGTTGTAGATGGCGTTAACAAGTGCTTCGGGACGAAGAATCTTGCGGCCATACAAATGCATGCCACGAACAATGTCAGCAAAGCTGTCAGGGTCGCGGTAAGTTTCGGTCTTGTTAATCTGCTCTGCAGTAGCAACAGCAGAAGAATGACCAGCAACAATCACACCGTAGTTGGTTGAGTTGGTGTCTGCTTCAGTAGCAGGACCAGAACCAATTGATGGAAGGTTGTTAGAGACGTGGATGGTGAAACCATGAATGGTTCCTGCCATCTGACCATTTTGCAGACCAGAACCACCGAAGTCAGCGTTGAACAGACGTGAGTCTTCGTCCTTCAGAAGTTCAGCAAAGACTGGGTCAACTACGAGCCAGCGGCCTTGCGAGTCTACATTCTGCTGGTCCAGTTTACGACCCATACGGGCAATAACTGACAGCGGGTTGGCGTTACCAGCAGCAGTAGGTGCTGCAGTATTACCGGTACGAACGGTCAGAGCAATTGAGTTGCCACCAGAACCGGCGTTAAAGTCGCTGCCGTCCAGCTTCATGCTTGCAAGCAGTTCATCCGAACCGGCAGTAGCAACAGCTACGGAGCCGTTCGTTACGTCGTTTGCCGTATTTGCATTTGCATGCAGAGCAGACTGCTTAAAGCCTGACAAGTAGCCAAGAACGTCTTGGTCAAACTGGTCAGCAAGGCGGTAAGCTGCACGGTCACTTGCCAGAGACTGGAAGTTAACGTGGCTGTGTGCCTCTTCAATGTCATCAACCTTAAACGCAAAGTAGTTAGCTTTGTCGATTGTCAGGCTGAAGTCTTCGTCGTCAAGGTCTTGCGGCGTGATGGTTGTACCACGGGCGTAAGCCTTAACTGTGATTTCGGGTTCTTTGATGACCTTAACGGAATCACCCATTTGAGCAATCTCACCGAAGTAATCGGAGTTTGTGATTGCTTCACAAACAGCGGCCTTGCGGAAAGCAAGTTGCACCTGTTTGCTGTAAATGACGGGCGAAAAATTACCGTTAGGAAGGTTACCATACCCGGCAGCGGTAGTGAATGCCATGATGTTTCTCCTAAATTAGCATTTTACAGATGCAAACTCACCAGACTAATCAGAGGCTGATTCACTATGGGTGCGTATCTTATTCAGTCGGCCAACCGAATATTCAACGGGCCATGCTCGTCAGGTAATCCATAAGACTGAAGTGTTTGCGGATTAGATGTAAGCAAGTAGCGAACCTGCTTACACCTTTGATGACTATAGTTATACTAAAAAATAACTACTTGTCAACACTTTTTTTATCTGGCTGAACCAGAAATATCATAGATAAACTTTCCAGAACGGATAGCTTCCATAATTTCGTCGGACTGTGCCTCATACTCTTGCGGTGACATCTTCTGTACTTCCGACTCTTTCAAGTATGAGGAGGCTTCGTTTTCTTGCGGCTTACTGCGACTATTCTTTGTAGAGACAGATTTGGCTGCGTCCTTGTCTGACTTGGGTTTCTTTTTGCTAATACCCATATCAGCTTTGTAGAGGTCAATCGCCCTAGCAGCAGAACGTGCGTCGTTGTCGTTTTCATAAAGCGCATCCTGCACCCACTTAGGCTGCTCTTCAGCCCACTCGTGAAAACTGTCGCTATCCCTAATCTCATCAAAGTCAGGGTGCATCTGCATCAATGCCGCTTCTGCTTTCTCTTTAGTTGCAGATACTTGCATCTCGTCAATCACTTTCATACGCTCTTCAAGTGCGCTGGATTGCTCACGTGCCTTCTTCATTGCAATTGTTTCAACAATGGCTGCTACATCAGGGTAATCTTTTGCCCACTGCTCAATGTCTTCATCTGACTTGGGCAGCTTCATTTCTTTTTGAGTAGCAGCAGAAAGCTGTGCTTTTAGTTCCGCAAGTTCTGTTTTAAAATCTTCTGCTTGTTTTTGCTGATGCCTACGCAGATCAGAGTAACGCTTTTTAAAGGTTTTTTCTTCTGCACCTGTAGGCTCTTCTTCTTCGGCTTCAGCAGTTTCTTCTACTTCACCTTTTTGTTCTTTGAGCATTCGCTCAAGTTCTTCTTCTTCCGTTTTGCGCTTTTCTTCGTTAGTGTATTTACGATTTGCAAACGCTACTTTCTTGGGTGACTGCATTTCTTCAGCCATGATTTCTGCGGCTTCTGCCATTTTACTTCTCCTAGTTGGGGCCACCGTAGCCATACACCTGTCGAGGGAGATGGGGGATGAGTAGCCAACATATGCGGGACTATTTTTTAGAAGCTAGTCCACCTCGCTTCATCTTCTTTTTCTTGGTTGATTTTTTTACGGCGTCTTTCATTAGTTGTTCATTACTCATCAAACCGCCCTTGTTTTCGTCAAAGTAACCAGAGTCAACCATTTCTTGCGCTTCACGAACAGCAGTGTCAATAATTGAACCACGTTCAAAGCCTGTATCGCTACTGTCGTCGCGGCGACCAAACGCCTCTTCACGTGCGCGTGAACCGACAGCTTCTTCTTGTGCGCGTTCAATTCTGTCTTTTTCCGCCTTTTCTCTAACTTTTCGCGCTGCTTCGTCTGCCGCTTTTTCCCTTTGCGCCTTACGTGCTGCTTCTCTACGGGCTTCAATTTCTCTTCTTTGTTGAGCCTGTTTTCTAGCAGAAGCAAATCTGTCTACGACGCCTATCACATTGCCTTCTTCATCAAATATGTCTTTTTCACGTTTCCGTTTTGCCGCTATGATATCTGGATCAGACGCTTCTTGATCACGAGCCTCTCTAAAAATTTCTCTTGTTTTAGTATAGTCTGTTCCGGGTGCCTTTATTTCGGCTCTAACAGTTTTCCATTGTTTTCCGGTAATATATATTTCGTCGTCACCGTCCTTTAGCATAATCGTTGCATCATCAGGAACTTTACCACTCAAAACTTGGCCTACACCTACAAGACCAAAACCCATGCCGTCTAAGTAATTAACACCATAAGTTTTGCTCTTACCTTCGCCGTCAAAGTCCAATAATCCAATTCTAGCTGAATCGTTGCCATACTGGTCTATTAAGGCTTGTCGTCTACGGGCATCATCATCTTCTTTGCCGGGATCGTCAAGAACCTGTTCTGTTTGCACAGTTGTAGTCGGCGTCTCAGGAACCACCTCTTTAGGTACATAGTCTTCCTTGCGTACAAAGCCCTGTGGAATTTCTGTCACACCGGGAATGAATGTAATTGTACGCTCTTCACCAGTTTCTTCGTTGACAATTACAATTGTTGTAGGTGCTGTTCCTTCTGGTGGTTTTATGAACTCACTGGCAGTAGGCAGTGTTTGGGGTGCTTGATACACAGGCGTTGCTTGTTGTTCTGGACGCGCAATAGGTGCCATCTCAATAGGAGATGCGGCCATGCCCACTTGTGTCTGTCCAGCTTGAAACTGTGGTGCTTGATATGTCACACCAGTATTTGGATCATTTCCGAATACAACACCGCCTGTATTATACTCTTTATCTTCGTCGTTGTCAACACCTTCAGAGCCGTCAACAATAATTAAATCTGTAATACCAAAGGGAAGATCGTCAGGCATGGTGGCTTCATCGCTGTTGCCCATCTGCCCCATCTCTTCCATCATCTTGAGGCCCATCTTAGCTTCTTGCCGCATCATCATTAGCTTTTCAAGACCGATGTAACGTACCACGTCAGCCGGAAATACAAACTCGCCCTCACTCAGTTGGGCAGGAATATCATCACGCACTTCTTCTTGTGATGAACCCGGTGGTACATCGTTGCCAGACACAGGGTCTTCAGTGCCACCATCTTGTTCTAAACCACCGTCTTTAAGAAAGCCGCCACTCTGCATTTTTTTGGGTTTGTCCATACCTACTTCGGCAACTTGATAATCATCCATAAATAGTTCCATCTGTTTTTGCATTGGTACTGCTCCACCTTCTTGCAGCATCAAGCCGCCTTTATTTTTCATAAATTCAGGACTACTCTCTGTCATCCCGCCAAACAAACCTTTTACTTGGTTTGGTTCAAGTAACATGTAGCTATCCGCAAAACGACTGTTCATGTCAATTTCAGCAGGATCAATTTCGCCACGTTGTGCGCGTTGTATTTGTTCTACCAACTCATCTATGTTTTCGTTTGCTGTGCCTTCGTACTCATTGCGATACACAAATGAGTCGTAGCCATTTTTATTTGCTGTCTCTTTAAGTGTGTTAAACCATGCAATACGATCTTCTTGGCTGTTTATAGTATCTAGTCCACGACGCTTTGCACCATGCGCTTCTAAAACAATATCCCGCCACAAACCTTCATCCATGCCAGCCCTCATGGCATCTGGGAGCATGGTATATGTTTCACCGTCTACTTTTACTTTTGGTGCTTTGGCAAATAAAGCAGCATCACTCTCATCACCTTTTAAAAATTTTATTCTTTGTAAGTCACTAGATGCTACAGAAAGATTTGCCAGCCAGCTACCGGGAACTTTGAAGTTACTCATATCGACAATACGAGCAGGTTTCAAATCCGCTTTGAGAACCATAGGAAGGATACGTTCACCCTTCACCATTTGTTCTGCTAGTTCTGGATTATAATTTGTTTGTGTAGAACCTCTAGCTGTTGCTTGTTGCGCTGTGCCAACATGAAAACCTATATCGCTGGTGCCACTGCCTATTACATCTGCCGTGTCAAAGTCTGCTTTTGTTAAATGAAAAACACGACTGGACTCGTTGTTTGGATCGTACCCCATGCGAGGTGCCGGTGCATCTGTTGTTTCTGCTGCCTTTAACTCTGCTAGTGTAGGTAAGTCGGGAGTACCTGCTTCGTCATTTAATTTTTTAACTTCGTCTGGCTCAAGGACTCTATTGACTTTCATCTCACCACTAATAAGCCAGTTGCCTTGCATATTAGGATTAGTTTTATATCTGTAGTATCCACCGGAAGGAAGTTGATCTGTAATCTGTGCTTCCTTCACATTTAACAATCCTTTACGCTCTCCTGATTTTACAGTAGATGCGTTTGAATCTGCTACAGATTGCCAGTCAGTGTCTGCTGGCATTTCAACTTCTGCCCATACCTGATCATCTGATCTGTACTTTTGGCCTTTATATTCTAATCCAATGTGAGGAGCAGCGGGTGAATCTCCTGCATGAAATCCGGGCCTCAAAGCCACAGCTTTTACTGTTTTAGCTTTAGACCCCGCAGGAAGAAAACCCTTTTCAATAAGGATATCTCGTGTAGCCTGATCTGGAATTGTGATATTGTCACCAGTTCCCTTTTTGTCTCCCGTTCCTTTAGACGGCACATATTTTTTACCATTAGGAGCAGTAAACACAGATTCAGGAATTACAGCAGAAATAAATTCCCCTTGTGGTATTTTACTGTCTGCATCTACAAACAGAGGATATAGGTTTCCATCTTCACCTTTTGTGAATAGTTTGTATGCTTTTACCGTTTTATTGGGTTTTAAAGCGCGAATACCTCTTCCAACTGCATCACCAAACACAGGCATAACACCTGCTAAAGTAGCCGCGCCTTCAATACCTGCACCAACATAGTCTCCTTCATCAAGAGCATCTGACGTGCGTTTTATACCAATTGCTTCACCCAAAAAGGGTGCAGACTCTGCAGCAAACATAGCAACATCTTTAGCCGTGTAACCACCCTCTTCTATTTGACGCTGTGCGCCTTTAGAACGACGACGAGGATTGCCTCTTACACTAGATTGTGGAATAGCTATATCTGTTTGTTCGTTAACGCTACGATCCATTTACCTCTTCCCGAAGCATCTTTAATTTTCTAAGAACAGCCACAGAACCTTGTGACCTGTACATCATAATGTTGCTATCTGATTGCTCTAATGCTTTATGCTGCTGCTCAATCAGAGCATCAATGTAATCATTGAAGGCCAGCCACTGGCGGTTGTTGCCCACCCACGGCTTCAGCTTGCTGAGTATTTGCTTGTCCATTTGCACTAAATCCTTGCTCACCCGGTACAGGCGCATTGCCTACACCAATTGTGCCGCCACCAGAACCAGAGTTATCCATGACGTTAGCCCCAGCAGGTGCAGCCTGTTGTTCAGGCATAGGTGCTTGGAACTGCTTCATCATCTCTGCTTGCAGTGCAGCTTCGTTCATATTGTTGGTTACTTTGTCGGGGTCAAGATCAAGGGATTTTGCAATCTCACGGATTACGTATTGGAATTTAGCAAACGGTGCTAGAGCAGGATTACTTGCAACCTGCAAGAACTGCATCAACCGTTGACTACGCACTTCGTTTGCCATCAGACTTTCAGTGCCACGCGCTTTGACTTCCAGATCGCCTTTTGTCTCTGGATCAAAATCAAACTGCATATTAAATCGGAAGAAACCCTCACCAAGAGGACGCAGTAGATAATCGTCTACGTTTTTAATGACAGTCTTAATGCTGCCAGCAGCAGCACCCATTAGCATAGAGATACCAGATGCTGTACGGCCCACGCCTTGCACACCTGTCTGTCCGTGTGCAAATGATGGGAAGCCTGTGCTTTCATCTGCCAGCACACGTGCCTTGTCAAAAAGCATCATGTTCTCAGACGATACATTAGGAAACTTTGTACCGAAGATAGCCTGACCCGGTGCGCCACCCTGACGGCGGAATACCTTGCCCGGATACAGCGACAGGTCTTGCCCCGGTACTAGATTGGTTTCGTCTACTTCTACAATCAAGTTGCCTGACAGCACAGCGTTGTCTACCGCCATACGCATGAAGCCGTTCATCAGCGTTTGCGTATCGTCCATGTTCTCTGCAATGCCCACGCCAAAGAAGCTGTACGGGTTCAGTTCATAAGGTGCGGCTACATACGGAATCTTAGCTGGCTTGAATGGGTTCAAAACCATGCGGATAAGTTTGCCGTTACAAATCCAGATGTTGCCCTGCAGTTCATCAAAGTCTTTGAGTTCGTCAGGGATTTCGACGCCGTTTTCTTCCATCATCTCTGTATCAACCATGCCCCAATACTCAAGCACCTCAAAGCGATCAATGCCATGCTCTGGTGCGTAGTCGGACAGATCATCTTCCCAATACTTCTTATTGTAATTCTCACCAAACGAAATTGCTTCGTCAATAACTTGACCACGGAAGTATGGCCGCTTTTTTAGATTGCGCAATTGAGAGCGAGACATTTTGTGACGCTCAATTACAAACTGCGCCTCATCCATGTTGTTGGCATCTGGGTCTGGGTAAAAGTTCCAGACAGACACATGATTGACCTGCGGAATAGTTTTGAACACCGGATCATAGTTACCGTCATCACCCCAGTTAGGATATTCTTTGTCGGTGGCAAATGGGCCTTTCATAATCCCTGTGCCGAAGAGGGCCATCTCAAATGCACTGCTTCGCAGGTTTTTATTGGCACCCGACTCCTCAAGCTGATCGTGGATTTTCTTTTCCATCTTTTTAGCCGCAATCATGGCTGGGCTAAATTCAATAGCTGATGGGGTTTTACCCGGCCCCTCTTTTAGCTTGTCTTCTACAGCTTCTAGTTTCTGCTCAAGTGGACCTAGCCTTTCGCCAAGCGTTTGTTCCGTAGCACCCGGCGGCAGTTCCTGTCCATCCCCAGCAAAGCCATAAGGACTCTGCATCCCTTCAGGCTCCTGCGGATCAAAATGTACATCTGCCACTACGCCTTCTGGAAGTTCTGTAGGTTCAATAGACAGTGGGAACTTATTGTTAGCAAACAATACGTCAACAATTTGACCATATGCTGCCAGTGTTTTTGTTTTTGTTACCTTGATAAAGACACGAGATTTTTCGGCCTCTGTAAACTGTACATCCGGCCCATACAAACCACGATAATTGCGGTATGCCCGAAGCCAACGCTCTTCATCTTGATAACGATAGTCTTCTGCTTTCTGATACTTTTCCATAATGAAAGGAATAATATTAGAAACATCTACATCGTTAGCTACAGTATCTTCTGTATCTTCCAACGCAATGGCGTCGTCTTCAATCATAATTTCGTCGTCTGCCATGTGTTTTTCCTTTAGTATCCAAATGTGGAGTCAGCTACCGGCATACCTGTTGATGGTCGCCCGTGCGGGTCGTAGTCGAAAATAGAGAACCGGGGTCTGGACATAATCCCATACCGTAGCGCGTCGTAAAGGTGGTCTTCAGACTTTGTATCAACGTCTTCTGGATTTTTCTTGTCCAAAGGGATGGACGGTATTTGACTGATGACATTTGTACAGCTATCAAAAAATACAAGTCTAGGCTCCTCTGTAAACTCATCTATCTGTAAGCGTCGGTGTATCTCGTTCTTACCAGCTACGCGACTACCTCGACTTCTGTCGGATGGACGCCATCGGCATCCCTTACTAATCATTTGCTCCGCAAGAGAAGGACCAGTATCGCCACGTTTGTGCCAAAGACTGCTATCCAAAACACCATACTTAATGTTGCCATCTTCGGCTTCCAAATCCAAAATTATTTCGGCCAAGTCTGTTGCCAAAACCTTACTGACGTACAGTTCTCTGTATACGACAAGCTGCTCGTCAGGAGCAACTGCAAACCAAATAACACCAGAATAACTGCCGTAACCATAGTCACATGCACGAAACTTGACCCAGTTATTAGGGATATGATAAGGCTCAACAACATGCACGTCACGATTAAATTCCGTAAATGCCGCACCTTCTTTGATGTCCCAATCGCCTTCAAGAAGCTGCCTACGCTGTTGTTCAGGAAGCGAAAGGAGCATGGCTTCGTAGTCGCCTGCTGCAGATAGGTACGGGTTATCAGAAAGTCTTGCCGGGATAAAGCGTCTCTTAAATAGAGATTTTCCTGCCTTGCTATGTCCTGCTGGGTACTTGAGTACCTCTCCTGTTTCAATGTCGGTTGCATCAAAAGACCTGTTGTACGGTGCGGGGTCAATAAACATTTTCTTAACCCACTGATGTCCTCGCCCACCGGGGTTAGTAGTGCCTCGCATAAAGATAGGCAAGTCAGGTGCAGTGGACCGTAGACGACTTCGCATGTAGTTCCATGCATATGGTGTGGCCCATTGTGTCAGTTCGTCAAAGCCTATCCAGCTAAATGCCAGACCCTGATAACGCAAGACATCATCATCTCTGTCGAGATATGACATCCACAATCTCGCGCCAGATGGCGCAGTCCACTGCATCTTCCGTTCTGACCACTTGATACCGGGCCAGATTTTTGGGTACAACTCCTGCGACTTAAAGATGAGTTCTCTTAGTTCCTCAGTTGTGTGACGAAGAAGTAGTCCACTAAATTGTGAATGACCCATATAGCGTAGAGGGTCTGCCAACATAGCGTAAGACTTACCACCACCAGCACTACCACCATAAAGAACTTCTCGTTCACTAGCGGCTAGAAACTCTGTCTGCGGCCCCGGATTAGGCTTGAACAATACATTGGCATGTTCCTCCGCTTGGCTAGAGTCGTATTCAACCTGTCGTATTTCCGGTTGCTGTTTTTGCTCCGGTTCTTGCTTCTTCAATTGCCTTCGCTTTGGCGATTGCCGTTTCCGCATATTCTGCCCACTTGCGGAGGCTTTTAGCTGTGTTCTTACGCTGTCGCTCATTTGCTAACCGTTTCCTCAATCCTACGTGTGAAATGTATCTGCCGCTATTTGCACTTAACCAATTCGCAACCTCACGGTACGAGTATTGGTTTATGTGCTTCCGGGCTTTTTCTAACAAGTCCAGTTCAACTGGTATAGGGTCAAGAATGTCGGGGTCTTCTTCACTCTGTTTGTAACCAAATGGTACAGTCCTTGCAATGCGAGGTATCTGTATCCATTCGTTTTCTTCTTTAATGTCTGTTGGCTGTGGTAGCTTCCACTTGCCTACGCTTCTAGTCATCGTCTTCCACAGCAGCTTTAGGCGGCATAAGCATAACGCCTCCGCTTGCCTCTACCTGCATCTTCTCTGTCTTGACAAGACCTACACGGTCAAGCAGTTCTTTAGCTGCAACCATTTTGTCACGAATACCAAGTTCTGTCGGATCAAACAATGCGCCGGTCATAGCCATCGCAGCCTTGGGTGCATTCTGCGCCATGTACATTTGTGTAGCCTCAAGGATTTCTTCCTTCAAACCTTTGACAATTTCTGTTGTGGTTGTAGCATCTGAGTAGCCAGCCATCTTCTTAGCCATAACCATGTTGCCACCGGCTTCATCAAAAAGCACATTTAAAAACGCTTGTTGTTTTCCTGTCAGTTGTCTAGCCATTAAACTCTCCGTGATGCATGGCATGAGAAAGTTTTGTACTACGTGATTTTACCTGATTTGCCCACCTGCTGTCAAGCATTTCTTTCGCCGCTATATCAAATTTTTTCTCATGGACAGCGTTCCACATCTTTACAAACTTACAAAGTCGTGGTACACCCATATTAAATGCCATGTCCATCAGTACAAGTTGACGCACAGCGTCTAACTCATCTACGCAAGGGTGCGCACGGACAAGTTCCTGTTCGACTATCTGCACGTCATTCTGTGCGAGGTACATAGCATCAGCTTCGGTGATGCCGTCAGAAAAGATGTGGTCAATACTTGGGATATCCATCCAGTCCAGTTCTTCTTTACTGATGCCCCGGTCATCCAGATTACGGCCAATGCCCACTGTGTTGATGCCTAACGTGTCTTTGTATACGTCAAGGCGCAAACCTTCGTGGGCAACCAACTTATTCAAAAAATCATCTTTATTGTATTTCATTTCTCATGTCCCATCCACACGGCAAAGGCACCGGTCATAGCCCCTGTCACGACACTTACAAGTGCTGCTTGCTGTGACGTAGGGTCTGGCAATGCCATAAACCACTCCACTACCCGCCAAGCGGATAAGGACATCCCAAGCATCATCAGACGTGGTAGTATCTTCCACTTCAGCATTCTTTCCATTGTTACTTCTGCCACGGTTCTTCCTCGCTTGCTCTTCGGTAGTTCTCTCGTGCATACTCCACATCGGCATTAGGACTACCTTTTACCAAAGAATTTTGTAGCACTGCGTACACCAAAGCTGGCAGCAACAATAACACCAAGGCTATATTGATACCATTCTGGCATGGCCTGAAGCTGCGCAAAACCATTAGCTACTACCTCTTCCATTCCGGGGATAAATGCTAGAATTAGCGGGATGCTAAACAAGATGGTCAACCATTCATCTTTCCACGAAGACTGACTACCTTTAGCCATCTCCAAATCCCAGTCAATCTCACCCGTAGCTTTCTTTTGCATTACGATAGCTTCGGCTTGTGCCTTGGCTACCTTCGTGGCTGATTGAGCCTTCTTCTCTTCTACTTTTCCACTGAGCCATGTGCCAGCTAGATTAGCTATTGGCCCTATCAGTGCTGTCAGCATTCTGTAATTCCCATAATTTCTTCTTAATCAAATACACACGATACTCAACATCTGGCTCCATATCTGCCAAGCGAACATCTCGTGGGTCATTACCCGCCTCTGCGAAATCTTGCAGTCTTTTTAGCAATAGATTTAGGCTGGCGTACAAACTGTTTCCCCTTGCGTTTGCCTTCTCTCTTAGCCTTAGTTGTAGCAGCATACTCCGCTGATGTCAAGGACTTTATTGCTTTTTCTGGTAAATACCTTTCACCGGTCTTTGCACTAGGCTTGCCAGACTTAGTACGCCACTTTTGCTTTGTCCACGACTTGAGACTTTGCTGTGACTTCTTTAGTGTCATTATATCTTTCCTTGTGAGTGTAAAGCCAGCAATACAAAACAAGCCAGTACGGTCAAACCTACAATAAGCAAAAATGTAATAATGGCTATTTCAAAATACTGCTTGCGTTTGCGTCTAGCTTCGTCTTCAGCTTCTTTTTTAGCTACACGAGCCTTTGCTTGAAACCTCTGCCAATCATGCCACAGACCGGGGCGACCTGTGTATATCATAATCTGCTTTAGCTGCTCTTCCTGTTCACGTATCTGCTCAAGAGCCATGAACTCTTCTAGGTCAGAGCCGCCACCCTTTTTGAGTGACTTACGTTCTAAATCTTGCTTTGCACCAACAAACTTGGCAATTGCGCTACCCGCAGCGGCAATGTCCTTACCGTTAGATACGGCTTGTTTGATAACTTGAAAAGCTGCATTTGCAGCCGCTAATTCGGCAAGCATCAGTAAGTCTCCATATCTTTGTTTACAGTAGCGGGTAAGCAGTATGCTGTCACACTCTCACCCTGCTTATGAAGTTTCTGTGCATACCAAACACAATCATTCAAGTCACGAAAGTACATATCCTTACTAACTTGACGCTTGTCCTCTCCTATGCCAAGAAAGACAAACAGGAGAAAGACGTGTTTCATTATTACTTGTAGCCGCCCCCTGCTTTTTTGTAGGCTGATGCCAGCATCTGGGCTTTACGCGCCGACCACTGTCCGGGTGCGCCGCCTTTGCCGCCAGCTTTGATGCGACTGAACTGCCGCTTCCTCATTCCGGGCTTAGTATAGTTGCCAGCTTCATTAACTCTTGATTTGCTCTTAGGCGCACCGCCTTGCGAAAGGCTAACCGTTCTAGTCGGTTTCTTTTTCGCTGTAGTTTGTGCGGCTTTGGTTTTTTTAGCGGCTGGCTTTTTAGTGACACGGGGCATCTCCTGTCTCCTATCTCGCTGGGTCAAAAAATTCTTCACAGGCAGTAGTAACAACTAGCTTACTAGCTGTACCTGCTGTGCATTTGATAATGTCACCTGCATGAAGATACAGGGGTCTGTCTACAGTAAATATAGACTCGTATGACCCGCCCGCAATATTGTGAGCAGTCAACAAGTCATATTCTGCATTATCATCTGCATGAAAAAGGTGTAGGCTCAAAGTCACGTTACCTGTGTGATTATTACTTACAAACAAATTCTCCAAGTGTGAAGAGAAGTTTGCAGGTACGGTGTACACATTCGTCTTGTTAGTATTACCTAACGCAACTACCTCTGTACGAAACTTTGAGCCTGATTGTAGTACGGGCATTACTTCTTCTTCTTAGCCGCCATGCCGCCACGCATCATCTTCTTCTTGGCTACACCGCCACGCATCATTTTCTTTTTAGCTGCTGTCTTCATCATGCCGCCGCCCCGCATTTTTTTCTTCATTACCATTTCGTAATCTCCGTCTGTCAATAACAAGAGAGTGGAATGTCTCTACCGGAAACTTCAAGTAGTATCCACTCTTTTCTAAACTCAATGCGGCATCGTCCAACACTGAGAGCCTCTGCACAAATACCATGCAGTATTCTAAATCAGGGTCACTG